CCCAGCCAAGATCCTACATGGAACTTCCCAGGCTGAACATTATTCCAAACATACTTGACATTGCCCAGACCTAAGACCTTCAGGGCGTAATAGGCCCATTTGTTCTGATTCGCGCGGGAGGCGTCGGTGTCCACCCCATCGATCTTGGCATTCTTCCCATAGTCATAAATGGACTTGGTCAAGACGCGCTGGGAGCGATTGGGATTCATTAGGGCATCGGCACCCATCAGCCCCACTAGGTCATCGTGAGCCTGTCGCCAGTCATTCGCCTGCGGAAGACGGTTGAGAAGTCCAGGTTCGCGCATATTGTTTAGGTAGACCTGGGTGATTCTGGCCTTTTCCGTATCAATCAGGACACTATTAGCGTATAATCCGAATGCGTAATGGGCCATGAAAAGGTTTCCGTTGCCCGTGGAGCTGCCACTGTCATTATCCGTCATCATTCCTGGCTCATCTGTCCAATCCTGGAACTGCGGGAGAGATACAACGTTAATTGGCGCGGATGGGTAACTTTTCATAAGATCTCCTATTTACTAAGCTTATTCTTATCGTATCCATAAGATTACCCTTATTTACGTATTTTCTTTACTTTGCTATTGGTATAAGTTATTCTAGAAGAAGAATTGGAGATCTTAATGACCTACTCAGCTATTATCTTGGCAGCAGCAAAGGCGGCGAAAGTTTCAGGTGCATTGCTTCTGGCCATTTGTACTCAGGAAAGCAATCTCACAAACGCCTACGTCCTTCACGACGGGGGAAGTCCTTCCATTGGGGTGTGCCAACTCAAGTATGAGACTGCCAAGATGCTAGGGTTCAAGGGCCGCGCCCAGGATCTGATGAATCCAGTCTACAATTCTACCTATGCCGCCAAATATCTTGCCTATCAGCAGAATCGTTATGGCAACGACTGGGTGAAGATCGCATCTTCCTACAATGCTGGCTCATACAATCCTTCCAAGAAGGTGGTGGGTTGCCCGCGCAATCTGAAATACGTTATTGCCGTAAAATCCAAACTTGACGGCGAACATCACACCAGAATGGCATGTGGGAAATGAACATCCTTAGCCTTGATGCAGAATATAACCAACCTTCAGGTCTCACGATTCAAATCGGCGCAGCCGTCTATACCATTAATGGCGTATTGCTGGAACAGTTCGAGACTTACGTCGATCCTAGCGAGCCAATTGCGCCCTTCATTACGGAATTAACGGGAATTACCGATCAAAACGTGCGGGGCGCTCCAAGCATCAAAGAAGCTTACGAGATGCTGGAGTATATTCACGCTAAGCATAAGTGTTTTAAGAATCCGATAGTTTGGGGTTCGGGCGTTCGCAATGATAGCCAAATTATCCATCAGGAAAGTGGCGTAGAGCGGGACAACTTCATGGGTTATCGCGTCATCGATGCCAAATCGATCTTCCAGAGCACCCAGATGATTCAGGGGAAGCTTGTTCGCGGTGGTCTGGAGAAGACCTGCAAACATCTCGGAATCGGATTCGAAGGCAAGGCCCACACAGCACTCGCGGACGCTATGAATACTTTTCGTGTTTGGCATTACCTTGTCAAGAGATTTCAGAAATGAGTAACGTAATTAACTTTAATGCGGCCAAAATTACTAGGGACCAGGCATTTTGGGAGCGTGAGTATGGGTGCGCGGATGGGCTCGAACTTCTAACGGCGATGGTCAATTATCAGGAAACTAGAAGGAAGACGGGAAAATTAACCCCAGCATTAATTAGTCGTGGCTTGCCGCTATTCCAGGCCCTGGAGAGGTCCGCTGAAACTCACGAACTGCGTGTTTTAGCAAGAAATTATAAAAAACATTTAGAACAAGAAAAGCAAAATTCATGACCACAAAGAAATACCTTTGTGGGGTTGACTATCAACATGAGATGGAAGAAGGTTTAGCCGACTTTTATGATTCAGTTGACGAGTTACAATGCGCGAAGAGGTGCTGGAAAGAATGCGGGATAGTGGAGATAACGCTGAACAAAGCGGGCGAGGAGACCTTGGCGGAGTGGATTTACCCCCAAAGCTAGCTATCAAGCGATTCTTAATAACACTGAGCAGCGGACTAGCACTTGGATTCGCTATAGGCTGGAACCTAGCTTACACTCCGCCCATGCCAATTGTGCCTCGCCCCGTCCTTACCTTGACCTGCGGCGAAGAATCAATAGAGCCAAAAGAAGCAGATGGCCGATTGGATACGGAAATGTCATTCGTCGAGTACCCAACGGGCGAGACGGATGAAGAAGACAAGCCTATCATAAAGAGTCGCGAGGATTGCTCGCGGTTTGAGTTTAAGCTCCAGAGCGGTCCAGAGCAAAAAGTGGAATCTGACCGATAAAGTCAAACGATAGCTTGTAGGTACTTTTTGTTGCAATCGAGTGAGATTCACGAGTGACTTTGGCATTTGGAATAAAGATGATGTCTTCCGAGCTTTCGCGATCTTGAATACGGATCGAGATATAGGGCGACGCAGCTACGTCGGTAAAGAGCGGGCGAATGGAAGAGGCCTGTAGGCCGCCAGATAGCTTCACGCGAATCCCACTTATGGTGCCGCGAACGCTAATTCTAGTCGTCGCAATTTCTTGCGCATAAGCTACGTCGATTCCGTAAATTTCAGATTCGGAATAATCTACAGTAAAACTCAAAGATTGAACTTCTTTATAGATTTTATTGTTGATGTACAATTTTATGTTGGCGCCAGTTAAAACTAATGATCTAGCCATATTATTTCTTCCCTTGGCACTCTGAACACACCTGTCCAGGGTTTCCGCCTGAAAACCAAATAAATGCCCTGTCGCAAATTGAACAAGCTACTGCGTAAATACCCATTAAGCACCCCAAATCGTTGGATTTTCGTCGTATGGAGTGCCCCATTTGCCTAGTCCAATTGAGTTTGGGTACAAAATAGTGAAAACAATGTTAATTCCAGTGGCGGCCACAGAATTGATGAGTTCTTGTACATAAACACGACCAGAGACTACGTCCGTAGTATAAAAAGGATAGTCCAGGCCATCGCGACTGATATCGGCAGGGGCCTTAGCGGCAACCAGAGCCACGTCGCTTCCCGATGGATGGGCATACTTAATAGTATAGGCTGGACTAATAAGAAGCGTATTGCTGGAAGGACGCGCAATGTAAGGGATTGGCCCTTCTTGTTTTGAAGTTCCGTAACCCAAGATCAGATTTCCCTGTTGATCTGGAAATTGGGCAGAACTGACAACAGAAATCACACGAGGCATGGTCCCATCAAGATTCTGAGCCAAAGTCGTGCCGATGTGGCTGACCGTGTATGGCTGAGAGATGTCATACATGTACGGGCCTTCTTGGTGTGGAAGTAGCGACACTGCGTCAGCGGGATCGTGTAAGTGAGCAGATCCTACGCGTTCGCGGCGAACAACCTTGGTAGCGGCTGGCAAGAATACCTGAAGGATGCGAGAAGATGGTTGATAGACTACCGCGTAGGATAGACGAGAAGCCAGCACCTTGCGGACTGGATTATAGAAACGAACTGCATCGTCGTTACCTTGAACAATAATTCCTGGTGTGCCAAGGGGATTAACGATTTCAAAATACGAAACACTGGCGATGCCGCCTACCGCTTTGGTGATAGTGTGGCTGCCTTCGTTCGAAGACGATGCAAAACCGCCGCCATAAATATTAACGTAATTGCCTTCGCTAAGCTTACCAAGCTGTGGATTTGCCCCGCCAGACCAAGTGTAGCGGATCACGCCTCCAGGCTGAAGGGATAGGGTCCATTGGGTAGACATATTGCCGCCTGCGGACACTGGGGCATCGAACAAAAGGGCGTTCTGCGCATGTCCGCCCAGGACGGTAACGGAGGAGCTTGCCCCAATAGTGTCTGAAATGAGCTGTACATATGGGCCGTTGCCATCATCTTTTGCTACGGCAGTTCCTGCGAATCCCAAGGAGCGAAGGTTCTTGGTGATTGCGTCGGCCACTTCCTGGGCGGTAGCGGCAGCAATCGACTGGAACATGGATGTGTGGAAGGTGATTGGAACGGTAACGCTGTCATCAAAATTGATAATCAGCGTGTCGCCGTCACGAAGATTGTATGGCTCAAAGGCTTTGGCTTGGGAGATTGCGCGGACGTATTCGTCACCAAAGATAGCATCGAGTAGATTGTTGATGAGATCCCGAACCTGCTTGCGGTTTTTAACCTCGATACCGATTTGGCGAAAGACTTCGTCAGACAAACCAACGGAAGGGGGGCGGACGATGCCTGCGTCGGCAAGACGCTCGTCAAGATAGCGACCAGACGCGGTGGCGATATACAAAGCATCGTTGACGGCGCGGATATTGTTGATTAGGTACGCAGCATTGCCAACGGCTAAGGCCTGAAGGATAGCGTCCGTTGCTGGACCCTTAATGTAAGGGCTTAGGTAAGATCTTAGTCTAGCGTATTGCTCTTCTTTAGTTGTAATCGCCATGATTATTCCTTACGAACTATTCTGAGACACGGAAATATCGAGCACTGGGTCGATAATTCTGGCCTTTTCAGATGGGCTAATAAAAATAATATCGTGTGTGGAATCATACTGCGGAGAGCTGATCGCCACCGCTTTAATACCTGGAATTGCCGATACGGCGCTTACGATGGAACTGATCGAGATTGGCTGTCCAACTGGATTCGAGTTAATTAACGAACCAACGGAGGTCCTGACTTGCTCTGCAGTTTGCGCAAACGGGACGCCCGTGTTGATTCGGATGTCAACCGACACTTGAATACGGCGGGTGAGGGGCTCGCGAACGAAGATCTCTGCGCCTGCTGCTCCGACGCCTGGATAAGTGGAAGGATCGCGTGGATCACCATAGATGATGCGGTTTGCTTCTGCAATCAAGCCCGTGTTGTAACGATAAGAGTCTAAGCCCTTACGAACCGTGGTATTGAACTCGGATTTGGAGATCGAAGTCAAGACTACTCCAGCGGCCTCATCAATCTTTTGATATTGGGCGTTAGTATCGAAGACCACTAGGGTGCGAGATGGAGCGCCTGGCTGGGCAGAAACTAGCAGAACATGTTTATATCCAGTATAGGCAACACCTTCTAGAACGTAAACCGAGGTTTCGCGACCGTTAAGGCTGATATTTGCTAGGGCGGCCAGGGTAGAGCTTACTACGGCGGTCTCGCGATCGATAACGCTCACAATGTTAAAAGTTCCCGCGTTGGCAACCGTAAGCGTGCTCCCAGTAACCACGAATTGATCGCCAGCAAGGGTAGCTT